AACCAAGTGGATTTCCGAAGAAAATATGACTGACGAAGAAAAGAAAGCAAATCCAGAATATGATATACGAAAAGGTTATCTAAAAACTTTCGATTATAAGGAAGCTTGGAAGAATTTTTGGGAAGACACTGACGAAGAAAACAGAAAGAAGTTTCTAGCCTTACCAAACTTTGATGCACGCATTTTTGAAGATATTACAGGTATAAATGTGCTTGATACAAACTCAGATGTTATTGAAATTGAAGGCAAGAAATACACCATTAGCGAGATTAAAAAAGCATTGGGTAAGTAGGCTCTCTGTAATTAACTAATGCAAGACTTATATGAAAGAAATAATTAAAGAACTGATACTTGATTCACTTATTAAAGAATACACAGCCATTGAAAAAAAGATTTCAACCTTGACCGATAAAAAAGAAGCACTTAGGAAAGAAATCTTTGGCTATGTTGAAGATAATGGGCTGACTGATGGTTATAAAAATGCACTAGCGACAGTTAGTTATGTCAACAGAAAAATTATCACTGTCAAAGATGAATTAGCGTTAATCAGCGAGTTGCACGACCAGAAAATTGTGAAGTATGTGCAAGAAATCCCTGCACACTTAGAACTGACAAAGAAGTTTACCGATGATGTGAAGGCTGGCGAATTCACACATCCTTTGGTTGAAGTTGAAGAAAAGCCAAACTTGGCAATCAAAATTAACAAATAACCATGAACCCATCAGAGCAAAACAAAATTAACACCTGCTATGCCAAGCTGGTTGAAGCTGTGGTTTATTCATCAGTCACACCAACAATAGATGAAGCACAAAAGGCAAGGAACATTAAGTTTGCAAATTCAAAATTACTTCACCATTACTGTGATGTCTGGGGTTATGACTTTGAAGTAATATCAAAAAAGATTATTGAACGGAATACAAAAAGTTATCCACAACCATTTAATTAATAAATCCATGTTATAATGGTTTTATAACTTAAGGGTGACAAAACTAAAACAAACACTGAAGCTATTTTATATTTCATATAGGGAAAAAGTCCAAAGACATTTGGAAAATAAAGTCCTGATTACCCAACAATAGCTTCATCGGTTTTGTCACCACTGAACAATTGAATTGGTAATCAGGATTTTGTTTTTCACATGAAACATTGACAAAACCAAACTAAATCATTCTAATGAACAACGGATTCATAGTCTTGCACAGAAAAATAAGAGAAAACCCATTGTGGAAGAGATCTGGGTTGGTTCATTTATTTATGGAATTACTACTAACTGCTTCACACAAGGACACAACTTTTCTGTGGAATGGGAAAGAAGAAACCCTGAAAAGGGGGCAAATCATTACTGGTAGATATGCTTTGGCTAGAGCAACTGGCTTAAATCCCAACACCATCAAGGATTATTTGAAAATTCTTGTAAACCTTCAAATTATCACCATCAAAACCACCAACAAGTTTAGTGTTATTACCATTGTGAAATATAGCCAATATCAAGATAGGGGGGAAAAGCCCACCACCAAAAACACCAGCCAGACACCAGCCAGACACCAGCCAGACACCACATACAACAATGTAAACAATGTAAACAATATAAATAAAGAGATAGGGCAACTTGCAGTTGCCAACCCCAAGCAAAGGGCAGAAGGGTTTTTTTCAGATAATGAAATCCAAGACAAGGCAGTTGATTGGTTAGTGAGTAAGGGAATTCCAAGAGATGTTGCCCAAACCCAGCTTAAAAGATTTATTCTATACTGGACAGAACCAAACAGCACTGGCACGAAGCAACGCTGGCAGATGGAAAAAGTCTTTGAACTGAACCGAAGGTTAATCACATGGTTTTCTAAAATTAAGCAATTCAACCAGACCCAATCTGGTGGAAGGCAACGAAAGGTCATTAAACTATGAATCAATCACTTAGCACAGCAGTTAAAACCCATGTCATTGTCACACATAGCGGTTCAGCCCATTTTATTACCAGCGAGCAGAACGACAGACTAGCTGATGTTGGTCTTGATGATTTGATGGAACTAGACAATGGCGAAAAAATAAAAGGCAGTTCAATCGCTGAAGTGCTAACAATTGCGAAGTATTATGAAACATACCCAAATCGCATGCCACAGAATTATGGTCAACCGCCCAGCAATGTTGATTACCCAGACACCAGAAATGGTAAAGGCATGGCTGAACGCATGTCAGAATACTATGAAAAAAATCCTGACAAGAAAAACAGCAGGGGCTATAAGTTTTTCCAAGAACATATAAAAGGATTTCGTAAAAATTAAATAAACTAATCACAAAAACATGAAAGCAATGATAACAAAAATTCAAGAAGGAAAGATGTCACGAAACCAAGACCAAATTTATTACAGGGTGCATCTAAGACTTGAAGATGGAAGCCATGCAATGACTGACATTGTGAAGGCTTACCGAAACTACCAATGGTGGAAGCCAGCACTTGAAGCTGGTGTTGGCACATGGATTACTGGATTATTCATGAAATGGAAAGGAAAGGTTGACGCAGACAGTCGGGTGTCAATCATAAAACCACCACTGCCAAACATTAACCAATCACCATTGTTATGAAAATCTTTTCACCAATCACAAGGTTGCAAATTATACTGACTGATGAATTTAGCTTGTTAAATTATCATCATTATCCAAGCAAGCCAGTTAGGATTGGTAAGAAATCATTTTATATTTATCACGTAATTAAGTTGGGCTATGTTGAATTCAGGTGGTTCATGAAGGATTAAGACAATACAATGTGGCAAGTTAGAAAACAAAATAAATATAGCAACATCAGACAGACTTACAACGGCTATACTTACATGTCAAAAAAAGAAGCTGGTTATGCCAAAGAATTGGATTACAGGTTACTAGCCAAAGACATAAAGGCATGGTATAAGCAAGTTGTTATTTCATTTGATGTAACCATGAAGGGATTACTTATTGCAAGGTCAACCAACCCACTATTGCCGAAAGTCAAAGACCAAAATTTCTTTCACATTTGTAAGTATTATGTTGACTTTATGATTGTTCACAATGACAAGACACTTGAATTGGTTGAAATAAAATCATTTATAACAATGACCAAAGACTGGAAACTGAAAAGAACACTGCTTGAAGCAACTTGGCTTAGAACCCATCAAGACAAGATTTTTTATACAGTCATGAAATAATGCCATAAAAATTTATAAAGTGGTATAATTAAAATAAGTGCAGGATGTGGTTATTCAAGAATTTGGGGATAACATCTTGCACACAAGACAAAACATTTATGAAACAAGCACCAAAAGACAAAATGATTCGCATGTCACCGATTGATAAAATGAAGCCAGTTGGAAAATTACTTGATGCATATTTTGACCCAGTGACAGGACAGATTGCGATTACAGCTAAAATGGATAAGGCGATTTATCCAATTTTTTTGGATGGCAAAGCAACGATTGAAGCTAACATCAAAGTTCACAAAAAAGTTATTAAGAAAAAAACCAATGCAAAAAGCAAAACCACAAAGCACAACTGACACCATAAGCACTAAAATCGTGGTGTTCAAAAATTTACGTGATGGTGCATTACTGCTTGATGAAGATGACAGGGTGTTATTCATTAAAGCGAGAAGCATCAACATGGGAACTACACAAGAAAATGGCAAGACCATCAATCGCTTAATTGACCCAGCTTATGAAAGGCAATATGAAGTCATCCAAATAGCTAAGCCAAAATTTATCAAGTCTTGGATTAAGAGATTCAAAGCAAAATGGAATATAAAAAATTAGACATAGTTTACATTTTGGGAACTGGAAGCATTTGGAATGACAACGAGATTCGCTATTCATTGCGGTCTGTGCAGAAGTTTTTTCCTAATCATGGTCATGTGTATGTTGTTGGTGAAAACTTAGATTGGTTCAACACCCAACACATCACACACATCCCAGCCATTGACCCATACATAAACAAAAGTGCTAATGGTATTCACAAGATTCAGGTGGCGTGTCAGACAGAAGAAATTTCTGACCCATTCATTCTGATGAACGATGACTTTATTTTTGCTGAACCAACAGAAGAAATTGAGGTGTTCCATAAGGGCACACTTGATTATAACCTACAGAAGCATCCAAGCAAAAATGGTTATTATTTTGAAAACATGGTCAACACAAAAGTCATTTTGTATGAACAAGGTATTGAAAACCCTATTGATTATTCAATCCATTACCCAATCATTCTTGATAAAGTTAAAACACTGAAGTCAATCAATGTTGGTCTTGCATCAAAAAAACCATTCCTGCTTCGCACGCTTTATGGAAATCTATGGAACATTGGCGGAAAAGAAACCATGGACTTTAAGGCAAATAAGTTAAGTGAGTTTGTTTTTCAAAAAGCACGAAGGGCAAATCTAATTTCAATGTCAGACTTGGTTGTTGGTTATGAAGAGGTGCAAAAATGGTTCAAACTCACATTTCCATTAGTGTCTAAATTTGAAAATGATGAAGGCAGGGGATTAACAAGTAAACCAAGAAAAAATGTGATGCGTGTCTATGCAACAGTGGACTTCAATTACAATGGGACAACAATTCACATGGGCACAATCATCCCAGATAGAATTGCTGAAGCTATTTGTGGCAACCCAAAGTTTAACAGTAAGTGGCGACAAGCTTAAGGTTATGGGAAATATAAAAAACATCCGACATGTAAATATCACAGTAGAAGAGCTTGAATTGATGACCTATTTCACAAGGGCTTTTATTAAAACAATGCAAAGCGATTATGGCTGGGACGTTGAACCTGTGATGCTACTTTTAAGCAAGCTTTTTGAACACATAAAGATTGAAATGAAGAAGCCAATCACCGAAGAAGAAATGATTGCCATTATAGTGCGATTAAACCATGACCCATTACCATTAACTAAAACTAAAAGAAGAAAAAAGAAATGAAACAAAAACTTCATTGGAAAACTGAAACCAGAAAGGTTAAGGAGCTGATACCCTATGAATTCAACCCAAGAACTATGTCACCGAAAGATGTTGAGGCATTAAAAGAATCTTTAGCTGAATTTGATTTGGTTGAAATCCCAGCGATTGATAAAGATAACACCATCATTGCTGGACATCAGCGTGTTATGATTTTATTACTAGAGGGCAGGGGTGAAGAAATCATTGATGTAAGAGTGCCAAACCGCAAACTTACTGAAGATGAATTCAAGAAATACAACATCAAGTCTAATTTGATTAGTGGAAGCTGGAACATTGATTTTCTGGCAAACAACTTTGGGTTAGAATTCATAAAGGATGCTGGCTTTAGTGCAAACTTTTTAGATAAACTTATAACACCACCAGCCATACCATTGGGTAATGAAAAACCGAAGGCGAAAGCCAAACAGTTAGTTGAATGCCCGAACTGCCATGAAGTTTTTACTCCAAGCCAATTGGCTGAATAAAACACTGCCATGATAAAAATAATTGAAGTCAAGTTTTTCAAAGGTAATAAGCTGAAGCGAACAGAGCAAAGAAGGGTTATCGTTGAAGGCAATACCATGCGATTTACCAGACCACTGAACCCACGCAAGGGTGAAAGGGTTGAATTTGAAAAGCATTATAAACTTATTGATTGATTGCTTTATCTATTGTTCACAATGACAAAACAAGCTATAATTTAGTTATTATGAACACAAAAAGTGAACAAAGTGAATCAAAAAAGACAGAATTGGCTGTGGTTACGGAAGAACAGAAACAGCAACGCCAGAAGCAAGAACGCACAATCAAATCACAGGAAAACTTTTTGCATGCCCTAAAACAGTCAGCGGGGATGATTTTAGCATCATGTGAATATGCTGGCATTAGTCATCAGACTTATTACAGATGGTGTGAGAATGACCCAGAGTTCAAAGCCAAAGTAGATGAAATCCTGAACACACAGTTGCAGTTTGTTCGTGACAAACTAACCGAACAAATCCATAAAGGTAACATTGCTGGTATTATTTATTATTTGAAGTGCAAAGACCCAGAGTTTAGACCAAAAGTGGAAGTCAGCCAGTATAAGACTGTTGAAGATTTACTGGCTGAATTGAAATCTTTGCCTGATGATGAAGAAGATGATGAAGAAGAAGGATTAGAAACAGAAACAAATGGAAATAACCAACAAGAAATTGATTCAAACCCTGTTCAAGATTCAGAACAAACAAAGACAGACAGTGCCATTCATTCCGAACACAGCCCAGAAGTTTTGGATGAAGCACAAAAGAATGAAGAACATAATTCTGAAAGCAAGACAGAAGGGGATAACTAAAATCATCAACGCTGACCAGTTAGTGGATTGCTTGGTGAAGCCAACCAATGCGGTTGTGATTTCACATGAAAAAGAAGCAACACGAAGATTGTTTAGGGCGGTGAAGTTTTTTATTGATAAGTCAGATTATAGGATTGAAGTTTCAATTGATAATGCGAATGAAATCTTATTTCCAAAAACCAATTCCAGTTATTACATTGGAACTGCTGGTTCAAAAGCTTTCGGTCGTGGTGACCAGCTTCACAGAAGCCACTTGTCTGAAGCCGCTTTCTATCCAGATTTAGAAACCCTACTTGCTGGTGTTAGTGAAGCCACTGAACATGGTGAAATCAACATTGAATCAACACCAAATGGTCGTGGCAATTATTTTTATGATTTATGGGAAAAAGCCAAGCGTGGTCAATCACCCTACACACCAATCTTCATTCCTTGGTTTATTGATTCTGAATACAGCGTGGATGCGTTAAGTGCCGAAGAAAAAGCTGGGATGTCAGACATGGTTCAGGAAATGTTTTCTGTGCCAGATTCGGAATTTGAACTGAATGATGAAGAATTAGATTTAGCAAAAAGAGTAAAGGCGGAATGGAACATAGATTTGTCTATTGGGCAATTCAAATGGCGAAGATACAAGATTTGGGACAAAGGAATGCTGTTTTTCCAAGAATATCCAGAAGATGATGTGTCATGCTTCTTACAATCAGGCAGACCAGTGTTCAGAGAAATCACACTGAAGCCAGAATTGAAATTAGACTTAGATGCTTTACTTGATGCTAAGGATGATGCCAGCATTGAATTGGTGCAGACTTTGAAGAAGGGCAAGCTGTTTGCAGGGCTAGATGGTGCTGAAGGAAATCAGGGTGGTGACAATCATTGTTTTGCTGTGATTGATTTCAGTAGTCAGAAGGGAGTGGCTTGTTATGAGATTACAAGCACTGACCCAATTGAAGTCTTTGATGCGAAGGTGGCAAAGCTTGTGAAGGCGCTGAACATTAGGCTACTTGTGGAAAAACAAGGGATTGGTTCTGCCCATGTCATGAAGCTGAAGTCACTTGGCTGTCCATTCCAAGTTTGGAATACCACAGGGGCATCAAGACCAATCATGATTACTGAACTGGAAGAAGCTTACCGCAAAGGTGATTTAATTGAAACTTACAACGAAGCCAAAAACGAAGCTTTAGATATTTTCTGGGACTCAACAAACAGAGCAACCCACCCACAGGGCAAACATGATGACAGAGTATTTGCAAGGGCTATAGCTTGGCAGGCAAGGAAAATGCCACAACCAAGAGTTTCATAATCGTGAAGTGAGTGTTTGACATTTAGAAATATGATATAATTATTTTGAAACAACATACTAACGAAACAAAAATGAATCTAATAAAACGAATCAGTAGTTGGTTCAAGACTAAATCCTTCTTAGGGATTACCGAACTACAAAGGGCAATTAGTGGCACATGGGCTTCAACAAAATACCTTGAAACCTATGAGAAATCATTGTATGTCTATGCCTGTGTAAGTAAAATCGCACAAAAGGTGGCATCAAATCGGTTAAGACTGTTTCAAATTATTAACAGCAAGGGTGAAACCAGAGAAGTGTTAGACCATCCAGCACTTGATTTGATTTACCGAGTCAACCCCTTTCAGACTAAGGAAGAATTCTTTGAAACACTTATCATCAACCAGAAGATGACTGGTAATGCCTTTGTCTTCAAAGTTAGAAACGAGCAGGGCAAGGTTGTGGAATTGTGGAATCTTAGACCAGACCGAATGACAATCCTGCCTGACCCTGAAAACTATATCAAGGGCTATCGGTTCACAAAATCAGATGGCACACATACTGTGTTCGCACCTAAAGATATTATTCATTTGAAATACCCATCCCCAATTGACCAGTTCTTGGGTATATCACCACTTAAACCCGCATCAATGCGAATTGATATTGAAGAATATGCCAATACCTACCAGCGTGACTTCTTCTTAAACAACGCTAGACCAGATGCAGTGCTTGAATTTGAAGGAAATTTATTTGATGACCAGAAAGCTGAAATCACCGAAAGCTGGGAAGCTAGATTCAAAGGCAGGGGAAACAACAGTAGGATTGCAGTGCTTGAGGGTGGTGTTAAATACAATCAAGTATCACTCTCACAAAGGGAAATGGATTACATTGAAAGCATGAAGTTTACAAGGGATGACATCCTTGTGGCTTTTGGCGTGCCAAAATCTATTGTTGGTGTTACTGATGATGTGAACCGAGCAAATGCAGAAACCGCCATGTTCATTTTCCTATCTGAAACTATCAAACCAGAACTAGAACGATTGATTAACAAGCTGAACGAAGAACTAATCATCACTGAATTTGGTGAACAGTTCTTCTTGGAATACACTGACCCAACCCCAGAAGATAGAGACTTCAAATTAAGGGAGCAGGCAGAATTGGTCAGAGCAAACATTATGCTAATCAATGAAGCCAGAGCAGAGCGAAACTTACCAGCGTTAGCTGGTGGCAATTCTTTTTACATGCCATTGGGTGTTACACCTGTTGGTGGGCTTCCCACATCACCAAAGAAATCTGTTGTGCCACAGCAATCTGTATTCATTGGCAAGCCAATGCTAAAGATGAAGCTTGAACTTACTGAGGCAATTACTGAAAGCGTGACCAAAGCAATCAAAAAATCCAAATCAAAAAAGACTGGCAAGAAAAAAACAACAAAGGAATCAAGGTCATTACTCCCTGATGCTGATGTTAAATCTAAGTATTATCAGATTGTGAACAAGCGTGTTGATAAGCGTGCTAAAACTTTCCAAGAAGCATTGCTGAAAGAAATCAAAGCCCAAGAAGCAAGAGTGATTGCCAAACTTGATTCATTGAAGGGCAAAGAAATGAAGCGAAAGCTAAGAGCATCAGACATCTTCAATGTTAAAAAAGAAAACCAAGTCTTTTCCACACTAGCCTTGCCATTCATCACAGAGTATTACAAAAATGCTGGGGAAGAAGCTTTGGACATTACATCACCTGCTGAAAACTTTGATGTGACCGCTGAAATGCGAATTGCTTTGAAAGACAGGGCTGACTTTTTTGCTGAATCCATGAATAACACAACCCTACTTGCTTTGAAAGACACACTGGCTGAAGGGCTTAAAGAAGGGGAAGGCATTGCTGAAATGACCGCTAGGGTTCAGGATATTTACGCTGAAATGACAGACTGGCGTGCTGAAATGATTGCTAGAACAGAAGCCACTTTTGCTAATAATAAAGGCACATTAGAAGGTTTTAAGCAGTCAGGTGTGGCTAATGCCAAAGAATGGATTGCCACACTAGATGACAGAACAAGAGATGAACATCTTGATTTGAATGGTGACATTGTTGGTCTTGAAGAGAAGTTTGACAATGGCTTGGAGTTCCCACAAGAAATCAATTGTAGGTGTGTAATTGCCCCAGCCTTTATTGAATAATGGACTTGCACAGTTATTTCTTGATATAATTAAACCAAAGATAATAAAAAAACTATGCGAAATCTAAAACAAAAACAATTTGGAATTAAAATCAATTCTGTTGACCAAGAACAAGGAATCATTGAAGGCACTTTTTCCAATGCCATGATTGACAGGCATGGGGAAGTTGTTGACCAGAAATCATGGGTGCTTTCAGAATACTTACTGAACCCTGTAATTCTTTTTGCACATGACCATTACCAGCCAGCAATCGGAAAAGCCATTGAATTAGGGTTAGATGCTGATGGTAACTTATCAGGCAAGATTCAATTTGCAATCAATGAATATGATTTTGCTAAAACTATCTTCAATCTTTATGCGGGTGGTTACATGTCGGCTTTTTCAGTGGGATTTGAAAGCTTAGAACCTACTTTTGACACCGAAAATGAAATGGTTGTGCTTAGGAAGAATGTTTTGTATGAAATTTCGGCAGTGAATGTGCCAGCTAATGCACTTGCTTTGGCTAAGACTAAAGGCATTGATACCAAGCCAGTGGAAGATTACTTTGCGAAACATAAAGCTTACATGGATGAACAAAAAGATAACATTGAGAAATTGAAGAACACACTGATAAAAGAAGGTCGTGTGTTATCAAAGAAGAATCGTGAAGTGATTGAAACTGCTGTCAGTGCGTTACAGGAAGTGTTAAATGCTGATGGTGCAGAAAAATCTAATTCTATTGGAACACCAAGAACCAATAAATTGCAACAAAAATCAAAGGTCGTGACCCCACAAGTTGCAGTGGGTGGTAAAAAATATCCAATATGGGCTGTCAACAAAGCCATTCGGCATTTGTTACAGTCTAAAACAAAAGTAATAAAGTAATTAAGAAATAAATTTATGCCAAAAAAAGATATTGAAGGTGCTGAAAGCACTGAAGAAGCTGGTGCTGAAAGCACTGAAAGTGCTGAAAGCACTGAAGAAGCTGGTGCTGAATCAACTGATGCTGGTGCATCAGAAGAAGAAAGCACTATTGATGAAAAAGCTGTAACAGCTTTAATTCAAAAGTCTGTTTCTGATGCAATCGCTAAAAAGATGGATTCAGTTTCAGATGATATTGTTAAAAACTTCTTTAAGGGAGTTGCTAACAATCGTAAGAAAGCTATTGATGGTGGTGTTCAAGTTGATGCGAAAGCTGATGACAAGACACGCCAATTCATCAAGGCTTTGTTTGCAGGTGATAGGGAACAACTAAAAGCACTTAGCACATCTACTTCAGATGATGCTAAGGCTGGTTATGCCATCCCAACTGAACTTCAAGCTGAAGTTTTACGCATTGCCAGCGAAGCTGGTGTTGCAAGACGAGAAATGCGTTACCTTCCATTCAGTGGTGCAGGTAATGAACGCAAGATTCCAGCATTAGGCACATCTGTGTCTGTTGGATGGGTTGGTGAAGGGGCTAAGAAGCCATCTACTGAACCAACTTTCAATCTTGTGACCCAAACTTTGAAGAAATTGGCGGCGATTGTGCCAATGACCGAAGAAATTTTAGAAGATTCAGCTATCAACTTGACTCAATTAGTTGGTCAATTGTTTGCTGAAGCCATGGCGGCTGAAGAAGATGCACAGTTCTTTGCTGGAAATGGAAGCCCATGGACTGGTCTTTTGAACAACAGTTCAGTGAACAAAGTTACTATGAATTTGGTTGCTTCACTTATCACTGCTGATGACTTGCTTGCAATGATTGATGCAACACCATCTAGCGTGTTGAATGGTTCAAAGTTCTACATGCACCGAAGTGTTTTGTCTGCAATCCGCAAGTTAAAGTCTGCTGATGGACATTACATCTATCAAAGCCCAAGCCAAGCAATGCCAGCTACTATCTGGGATTTCCCAGTAGTGACTGTTGATGCTATGCCAACAATGGGTGAAGTGAATATCGGTGACCAATTTGTATTATTCGGTAACTTACAAAAAGGTGCGATTTTCGGTGACAAACAACAACTTCGTGTGAAGTTACTTGAAGAAGCAACCATCACTGATGTTGACGGTTCAACACCAATCAACCTTGCCGAACAAGATATGGTCGCAATTCGTGTAGTTGAGCGAGTTGGTTATGCAGTTGCCTTGCCAAAAGCAATTACTGTGCTTGAAGCAGGGTCATTAACTTCATAAACTAGACTTAGCAACACTGTATTAGTTAACTTGAATCTGTGGGGACAGGGCAAATTCGCTTTGTCCCCACTATTCATATAAGAAAGGAATTAACATCATGCCAGCAACAGTTGAAATTGATGAAGCCAATGGTGCTGGGGAAACCATAACCCATGGCATTACCAACAGCAACATGGGCAGTGCTGATTCAGTTAACCTAAACCCTACAGCAAACCCCATCACTGCTGGAAATAGAAGCTTTATTAAATATCAGAAGATTCATGTGACTGCAATGGGTGGTTCAGCACAAATTGATACTTTGCTTGGCATTGGTGGTTCATTGTCTGGTAGTCTAATAGCTGTTGGTTCATCTGATTATTTGGGTCACCAGTTGATTACAGACGTAGATGACACAGCAGGTGCTTCAACCACAATGAATTATCAATATAGGGAAATCGCATAATCATTAAGTTATACAACCATGTCTGATGAAAAAAAATTACCTGAAGGTGCAATCGGTCACCGCAATTCTATGGATGAAGATGCACTAGCAGGAAAACACATTGATGGTGAAACTGGATTTGTGTTTGAAACTGAAGATGCTTACCTAGCTTTTAAGCATCCTGAGTCTGGATAAGCAAATCCTTCTGAAGAAGCAGTTGAATAGCTAACAATTAAAAGTTAATACAATGCCAATGAACCACACAATCATCAATGGTGACATCTATTCACAGGCTGAAAGCCCATTCAGTGTCAAAACTAGCCCTTACAGCACAGGTTCTAGTGTCTATTCACAGAAGCCAACATCGATTGCTAAAAAAACTAGCCCTTACACACCTGTTCAATAAAATGATATAATTAAACTGAACAAAAAATCAGCACAAAGGAAACAAAAATGCCAAAAGGTTACACCACCAAAGAAGCCATTGAAAACTACATGCTAATTAAAATAGATAGCAGTTTTGATGCACAAATCAATTCTTGGATTGAAGCAGTTGAAACTTACATTGACCGCTACACCAGAAGGGATTTCACTGACACAGAATTTTACCCATCAATCCCAGCAGACATCACGCTGGTTGCCACTGCACTGGTGGCAGGGATTATTAACTTTTCCAACAACCATGAAGGGGAAGTGCAGTCCATGACAGTGGGAAGATACAGTGTCACATTCAAGAATGACCAACAGTTTAGCAATCAAAAACAGATTGAAGACATCTTAAAATCTTACAAGAAATTCACATTCTAACAATGAGTTTATCTAGGTTTTACAACAAGACCGCAACCACCAAAAGACTGCAAAACGTAGTTGTTGCGGTTGATTCTGGTTTTGTGGAAACTAACCGAAAGGATTTTGTAGAATACTTAACAGGAATTCCATGCTTGGTTCAACCTGTTGATGCAGAACTTTCTTCTGATATTGAAGGTGGCTTTGGAAAAGACTTTTTCATGATGTGTGATATTGTGGACATTAAAGATGGTGACCGCATTGTGATTGATGGTGAAGAATACAGAATTATTGGAATTGAAAAACACAGCTTCTTAGGTCATGAACACATGGAAATTATTATAAGAATCTTCAGGAGTTAACGAACATGGAAATCAAATTATCAATGCCAGACTATGCTAAATTTGAACAGGCTTTCAGGAAAGCACCACAGATTGCTACTGAAGAAATGGGTGCTTTGATTCAAAGGGTTGCCGTGCAGATTGAAAATGATGCCAAGAAGTTTGCACCAGTCAACAAACAGTCTGGTGGTGGAAATCTTAGACAATCAATCAGGTCAAGACCAACAAGCAAGGTCAGTGCAGTTGTTGAAGCAACAGCCAAATATGCTTCTTATGTGGAAGGTGGAACTAGACCCCACATCATTCAAGCAAGAAATAAGAAAGCCCTTGCTAACAAAAAGACAGGTCAGTTTTTTGGCAAAACTGTTCGGCATACTGGCACAAAAGCCCAACCATTCTTAGGCAAGGCTGTGGAAAAGAATCAGGGCTGGTTTAATAAACAAATGCTTGAAACAGCAAATCTAATTATTAACAAGATGTTCAGATGATAAAAGAAATCAGACAAGCGATTATTGATGAAATCACTAATAACGCTCAAACAATCCAAGCAGTTTACAGAACCAAATCAACCTTCGCTGGTTTTCCTGCTGTTGTAGTGTTGCCTTCAGACAGTGATTCAGACTTTGGCACAACTCAAGATGACCGTTATACCTTTGTTTTTAGGGTAAAAATCTATTATCCCATCACCGCAGAAAGCGAACAAGACACAGTGGAAGAGGCATTGGAAGATGCATTGGATGAACTAATCGGAATCTTTAAGGTTAGAAATGTTTTGGCGGGGGCTTGTGATTGGGTGATGCCAGTGCCATTTACTTGGGGTGAAGAAACTGTGGGTGAAGGTGTTTATAGGACAGCCAGCATAACTTTGAAGTGTGTGAAGTATATTGACAACTAAAAAAGTGCTATAATATAGCTAAAGCAATTAGCTAAAAAATTAAGGAAACAAAAATATGCCAATTCTATTAGGTGAAAATATCAATCTAGGTGTTGGAGTTGAGGCTACAAGAGGGACACAAGTTGACCCACAGGCTTTCATTCCAGCCAGAACTCCAACAGGTATAATGCCAGTTGTGGAAAAAGTCTTGATGAAAGAAACAAGAAAATCAAGAGCAAATAGCTATGATTCAGAGATTATTCAGGTTCGTGCTGAAGGTGATTTAGAATTCAATATCAGAAGCAAAACAATCGGTTACATTTTGAAGTCATTGATTGGCTCACCAGTCAGTGTATCAGGCAGTGGGGCTTATAACCATACTTTTCAACCAGACATTGATAACATCCAGCAACCAAGCCTGTCATTGTATCTAGCACAAGAAGGGCAACAGCATTATGCTTACCCAAATGCAGTGGTTAAGTCTTTAGAAATCAGCACACCGGTCAATGATGTGGTTAATGCTAAAGCAAGCTTTGTGGCTACTAAGGAAAATGCAGTTGCAGAAATCAACGAAGCAACTGTTGTATGGGATGACAATGATAAAATCTTCAGACCATATAATGTCAGCATTAAGGTTGCCAACAATGTTGCTGGGCTTGCAGGTGCATCCAACTTACCAGTTAAGGAATTCAAGTTGAATATCAACAACAACGCAAGACCAGATGTCAACTTGGGCAACATCAATCCAGCAGATGTATATGGCTTGTTATTTGAAATCACAGGGAATATGAAGCTAGACCATACTGATGAAGTGTGGCATGATTATTATACAAATGGCAATAAGTTTGCACTTCGCATTACTTTATCAAGACCAGATGTGACAATCGGTTCAACAGTGCCAAGCTTAGTCTTCACACTTCCAAAGTGTAGTGTTGAAAACTGGTCACCAGACAGACCAATTGATGATGTTGCAAAAGACGGAATTGATTTCACAGCACATTATGATGAAACTGATGGACAAATTACAGCAGTTCTAACTAACCAAGTGGCAGATTACTTGCCAGCAGGAAGCTAACCTATGACTGAACAAAAAAAGATTGAATCAAGACCAACCATTGAATTAACCTTGCCATTTTCTGGCAAGGTTGCTGTGGTGAAGGAATGGATTACTGGTAGGGAAAAAGAATACATTGAAAGACCGTCCATGCAATCTGTTGGAATGAGACCTGACATCAAGGGTGGTGTTGAATTTTCAGACATCAATGTTGAAAAGATTGAAGAAACAACCCATAGGGGAATTGAAACAATTGTAGTTTCAATTGATGGAAAAGAAGATAACATCTTAGAAACTGTTTTAGAAATGCATGTGAAAGATTACAATACTATTGTTGCATACTGCCAAGAGATGATAAAAAAAAACTAGGTCAGCCTAAGGACATAGTTTTCATTTGCAGGGAAATGGGCTGGGATTATTATACATACTTAGCTCAGCCCATTTGGTTTATTCAGGAACTAATTGACATGCTGAACAAAGAGCATGAGGAAATAATCAAACAACAAAAGAATCTAAAATAAAACAAAATGGCTGAGCAAAGGTTACAACTTATCTTGGATGCGGTTGACAGAACCAAACAAGCTTTTGAAAGTGCCAAGACTGGTCTTAGTGGTGTTAAGGACAGGGTTGATGCAATGCAACCAGCTTTTCAGAAAATGGCATTGGTTGGCACAGTGGGCTTAACAGCACTTTCAGGAATAGCTTATAAGTCTGTTACTGCTTATATGGAAGCTGAAAAATCAGCCAAGCAGTTGGAACATGCCACACTGAATGTTGCACATGGAACAAGGGAACATCTAAAAGCCTTGACCGAAACAGCGTCCATGCTTCAGAAGAAGGGTGTGCTTGATGCGGATGCAATCAAGATGGGGCAAGCACAGTTGATGACTTTTGGTTTGTCTGCTGAGTTTGTAAATAAACTATCTGGTTCAATGGCTGACTTAGCTGTGAACCAATTTGGTGTTAACGCTGGTGGCGAAGAGTTAACACAAACAGCCAACATCATGGCTAAGGCTTTGAATGGTCAGTTTGGTATTTTGGAAAAATCAGGAATCCGCTTCACTGATACGCAAAAGCGGATGATTCAATTTGGAAATGAAACAGAGCGCATAACCGCATTACAAGAAGGTTTGGCACAGAACTTGAAGTTCACCAATGAAGTTGCCTTGAACACATTAGAGGGTAAACTTGCCAAACTAAGAAGTTTGTTTGGTGATGTTCAAGAAGGTATTGGTGGTGCATTAGCACCAGCACTGGATGTTCTGATTCAGAAGGTGATGCCAGTTGTGCAATCAATGGTGGAATGGGCAGAAGCTAACCCAAAACTAATCACCACAATCTTGGCGGTGAGTGCTGGAATCTTTGGATTCTTAGCAGTTGCGGGAACACTTGGTTTGTTGTTGCCATCAATTATTACTGGGATAGGTATGTTAGGAACAGCACTTGGTTCTGTTGGTGCAATCTTCGGATTTATATTCAGCCCAATTGGTGCAATTGTGGCAATTGTTGGTGTGTTGATTCTTATGATTTCACAGCTAGACATCAACTGGAAAGCAGTGGGTGAAACTATTATGGATGTTGCCAGTAATGCCATGACAAGGATTTGGTCAGGCATGAAAAGCTTGTGGGAAGTAATCCAAACCAAAGTCTTGCCAGCAATTCAATTTCTAGTTGAAACATTTGTGATGTGGGTAAAGCCTGCTTTTGATGCACTGTGGGCTGTGCTTGTTTATAACCTATACCCAGCTTTCCAAAGCCTATGGGCAACAATACAAGAACAAATCTTGCCAACATTCTTGAAGTTATGGGAATTACTAAAACCAATTGTGATTATTTTAGGTGCAACTTTACTTGGTGCAATTGTGGCAATTATTTACATCTTAGCTGGACTTGCCACTGCACTTGCCACTAGCATTGAATGGTTTATCAAAATACAAGAAACAATCATCAAGATTGTTATGCCAGCATTAAATGGTTTAATTAGCACCTTCACTGGAATAACCAATGCGATTAAGTCTGTTGTTGATTGGCTTTCCCAAGCTATCAGCAAGCTTCGGGAATTCAGCAGTGCGGGTGGTGGTGGATTAGTCGGCAAGGGAATCAGCAAGCTTGGTAACCTGTTGGGTTTTGATACTGGTGGCATAGTCCCAGGAGCTAGGGGCTCAGCGCAGTTAGCAGTTGTTCATGGTGGTGAAACAATCCTTCCCACCCATAAGTCAGGGTTTTCTTTGGCTGGGGCTGGTGGTGTAACAATCAATCTTACACTTACAGGCAATTCATTTATGGGCACAGAAGGCGTGGCTGAAATGATTGGTAATGAAATCGCTGAAATCTTAAAAAGAAATATAAGAATCTAATATGGCACTTCAACTTCTAGTCAACGGTGTTGACTTAACAAATCAAATAAAATTTCCTTCGCTTCGGAAATCAGAAAACTTAACCAAATCACCCGATGATTTGTCTTTTGTGATTGTGGGATTATCTGGTAAAACAATTCCAAGCTTAGGGGATGAGGTTGAATTGTTTGAAAATACCACCAAAATTTTTGGTGGTATTTTAACAGAAGTTTCTGAATCAACAGAAGGTGCAGTGGTGACACATGCTTTTAAGTGCAAAGATTATAGCCAAACATTTGACCGACAGCTTGTGGTTAAGAGTTATGAAAACATGAGCATTACCGACATAGTAAAAGACATTGTTGATGAATTCACTGATGGTGAATTTACTTATACCAATGTTGATACAGGGTTGCCAATTATTGAAACTGTCAAGTTTAACTATGAACAACCATCTAGGTGTTTAGAAAAACTTGCCAACTTGATTAACTATGATTGGTTTATTGACTATAATAAAGATGTTCACTTCTTCAAGGCAAGTAATAATCCTGCACCATTTAATTTAACCGAAACTGGCAACAATCATATTTGGAATTCACTTCAATTCAACCGCAACATTATTGAGTTGAAAAACTACATCATAGTTCGTGGTGGTGAATACAAATCAACTATAAGTGAAGCCAACACACCCGATGTCTATGAAGCCAATGGAACAGACAGGGTGTTTTACCAAATTTACCGCTATGCAAATGTTGGGGTTACGGTTGATGGAATACCACAGACTATTGGTATTGATAACATCACAGACCCAAACACAGTTGATGTGCTTTATAACTTCCAAGAAAAAGCCGTCAAGTTTAGGGAAAACAATAAGCCAGTTAATGGTGCAGAAGTAAAAATCTTTGGTGATGCTTACATTCCATTGATTGCTAAGGTTCGTGACCAAGTTAGCATTGGTGCTTATGGCAGATATGATTACGTCATTATTGATAAGAACATCACTTCCATTGATGAAGCAAGGTTAAGGGGCAAGGCAGAACTATTGAAATGGCAGAATGGAAGCTATGAAGCAAGCTTCAAAACAAGGCAGACAGGGCTTAGAACTGGTCAATACATCATTGTTGACTCACCTTTCTGGGGTGTTAGCAATCAGCCATTCAAAATCACCAGAATCAATGGAACTGCTTATTCACCAGATGCAATGGAATACGATGTCCACATTGCGATTAGCGGTGAAGTGTCATTTGTTGATATAATGTTAATGCTACTTGGCAAGGACAAATTGAATGTGTCCATAGCCCAAGATGAAGTGTTACAAGCCTTAGAACTGCTGTCAGATGAATTCGCCATAACTGATTCAGAGCCAACCATCACCACCGATTCACCACCCTATACATGGGGAGTGGGTGGCAGTAATGATGGGAAATGGGGTTTTTCCACTTGGAGTTAAATAAACATAAACAAAGATGAAAAATAACAAAATCAAACTGAAAGAACAATCGGGCATCACAGGCAAAGTCACCATCATTGGCACTAAGTCTGGTGCAGAAGTTTACCGAAAAACCTATAACAACTTGGTTGTTTCAGGCAGTGGTGGTTATGGCAAGAACATTATTGCTAGGTTACTTGCATCTGATAACACATACACAGGCAACATCACACATGCTGATTTAGGTAATGGTTCAACACCACCAACACTAGCATCTACTCTGTTGAACAATGCAATTGCAAGAACTTCTGTTGCAGGCAATCAGACAGTCAACAACAACGAAGTCACACTGCAATTCTTCTTTTCCGATTTACTTTTACCTGATGGCACTTACACAGAATTCGGCACATTTATTGATGGCACATCTGCAGTTAATACTGGAAGACTTTTCAACATGCTAATTTTTAGTGACCCCTATGAAAAAACTACAGGTGTTGATACAACCATTGAAGTAATTCTCACTATTAACTAAATAACTAAACTATTATGATTTCAAGCCCAATTTCAGTTGGTGATATAATTGAAGCCAATCAATACAACAAACTAAGACAGGATGCAAAAGCATCTTCATGGCTACTTGCTCATCAGCAATCTAGCCCTAATTTGACTTTGTATGTTGAAGCTGGAAATGTCTATATCAATGGCGTGTTTATTCAATTTGCTGGTGGCAACAGCCCATCTTTCACCCCACCTACTACTAACCCACGAATTGATGTGCTTTCAATGAACGCCAATGGTGTATTGGTTAGAACAGCAGGAACAGAAGCGGTTAGCCCTGTTGCACCGCCTGTGCCTGATGGGCATATACCAATTTGCCAAGTTTACAATAAAGTGGGTCAGACACAAATTGTTGATGTTGATGCCAGTGGCAAAGGTTATATTTACAAAGACACACGAAATTTTATTCAAAGTGGTAATGGGGTTGATGTGCAAGTGTTTACAGATGTTGGGGTTGAAATTGGAACTAGTTCAACTACAGGATTTAATATAACTAATCCTACTGGTTCTACTTTTAGATACACATACAATGGCACAGGAACAAATCCAAACATTAACGCAACAACAATTCCAGTTGGAACTTTATTGGATATAAATGGGCGAAACTTTAACCCAGCGAACAACGGAGTTTTCTTGGTGACAGCCAGTGGTGCTAATTATTTTGAAATCACAAACCATCTAGGCGTGGCTGAAAACAACGTGTTCATAAGTGCAGGTGGATTTATATTCAAGGCACAAGCAACTTGGACTAAAAAAACCAATGCAAAGTTCGTAAAAGTAATTGCATTAGGCGCAGGTGGCGGCGGTGGTGGTGGTGGTGGGCACACTAGCACATCGGTCAATAAGCCTGGGGGCACAGGCGGTGGTGGTGGTGCATACGTTGAAAGAGTGTTTCTTGCAAGTGAGCTTCCGAATAGTGGTGCGGTGTTAGTAGGTAAGGGCGGAACAGGCGGTGCTGGTGGCACAAACCAAGCGGGTAGTGTTGGGTTAAGGGGTGGTAATTCTGCCTTCTTGGATTTATTAAAGGCTTATGGCGGTGGTGGTGGTGCAGAAGGTAGCACGAATAACCGTAGTGGCGGTAGTGGCGGTGGCACAGGCGGAAATGGCGATAATGGCTCATCAAGTGCTGGCACGGGCGGATTACCAGCATCAGGAAGTGGATTGAATGGTATCGCTGGACAGGGGGCAGGAAGTGCACTTAATTCTAATGGAAAGTTTGCAGAATTTGGCGGCGGTGCAGGTGGTAGTGGGGATGCTTCTTATGTTGCTTATGCTGGTGGTGGTTCTATATTCGGTGGTGCAGGTGGCGGTTCAGGCGGTGGTGCAAGCACAACAGGTGCAACCGTTACGGCAGGAAAGGATGGTGGAAAACGAGGAGTATATGGCGTGGGCGGTGGCGGTGCAGGTGGTGCGAACAATGGCAGTGCAGGTGGTAGTGGACTCCGAGATGGCGATGGTGGCGGTGGCGGCGGTGGCAGAAATGGTGCAGGCGGTGGCGGAAATGGCGGAAATGGCGGTTTAGGCGGTGGTGGCGGCGGTGGTGGCGGATGCCACCATACAAGCACTGTAACAGGTGGCGCAGGCGGAAATGGCGGAAATGGTATTGTTTATGTTATCACCTACTTCTAAGACATTTAGCATAACTGACACTTGAAAAGCGAAAACTTATATCAGGACAAGGAAAATATCACCATAAAAACTAATGATAAACATTTTCACAAAACAAACATGACAGAATTTTTACAACATTTTCACAACTGGATTGGAATTATAGGAATCTTAATTGTTGGTGGTTTTGCCATCTACACTAATTTTTCTGTCAACCGAAAGCAGATGAACAGTGAACAAGACAAGGCTGAAGATAGGGTTATCAATCTGCTGAAAGAACAAGTCAATGCACTGGAAAATAAACTCAAAGACCAAAATAGATTGATTCATGAAATGAATGTCAAGTTGGAAAAAGCTTTGACCGAAAATGAAATTCTAAAGCAGGTATTGCAAGGCAGGGATGAAGAAAGCAAAGAATTCATCCGTAGGGGATTAATTGCTATTGCACAGGCAGATGAAATCTTGGCAATTACAAAATCAACAAATGAAAATATGAATAAGCTAACTAGTTTAATTGAAAAACATCTGAATGTGCTAGAACAACACGTTAAAAAATCTAAACATTAAGCATAAAAAAATGGCTGATGAAATAGAACAAAAGTTTCCAACTGGGGCAATTAGGAATCCAAAAGATGACAGGGATTTATTATTTGCTACTGTTGCACCACAGGCAGAAACACTGCCACGAAAGTTCAGTTTGAAAGCACAACAAAGCCCAGTTGCACAACAAAAGTTTGGGAGTTGTGTTGGCTTTGCAAATAAGTCTGCTTGTGAATATCACCGAAGAAAGCAGAACAAGTATGACGCAATCAGTGGCAGGGCAATTTATGCATATTGCAAACAGTTAGATGAGATGCCCGACATTGAAGGAACTTACCCAAGAATGGGACTATCTGTTGTGTTCGGGAAAGGGCTTGTGCTTGAAAAAGATTTCAATAATTCAAAACCGCCTAATTCAACGCATAGTCAATACATTCAACTGCCAGATGATGCTATTACTGAAGGTGCAATCACCAGAGTAATGGAAGGCGGTTTTGTGTTAGTTAGAAATTTGAATGAACTAAAGCAAGCCATCTATAAATATGGAACGGTGCTTGTTACTGTTACAGTCTATTCAACATTTGATAACCCAGAATCAGATGGATTTATTGCCAAGCCATCAACCAAAAACCACAGGGGCTTGCATGCCATTGTTGCTACTGGCTGGGATGATGATTTCAGGGGCATTGGTGCAATTGAGATAAAGAATAATTGGGGAACAAATTGGGGTAAGGATGGCTATGCTTGGCTGGCTTACAACTATGAAGGTGATGGTGCAACACCAACAATGGACATGTTGGCTATTGTAGGAAAGGACACGGTTGATTATGTTACAACCAGTGGTTCACCAGTTAATTTATCTTTTCCAGTTGATACCGCAACACCTGTTGTAACCCAAGCTTTTGGGGCAAGACCAGAGTATTATGCCAAATATGGAATGGCTGGACACAATGGTTTAGATTTCAGAACAATCAATACCAACAAAAAAATCTTGGCAACTGATGATGGGGAAATAGTTTTTGCTGGTAATGATGGAAGCTATGGTCTGTCAGTCAGAATTAAACACAAATGGGGCATGTCAATCTATGCACACAATAGCCAGATTGTAGTGCCACTATATGGAAATGATGGGTTGCCATACAAGGTTAAGAAAGGACAGCACATTGCAATGGCTGGTTCAACTGGTGATTCATCAGCAGAACATTGCCATTTTGGCATTAGAATTAACGGAGTGAAGAACCCCAATTTCTTTGATTGGGTTGACCCTTCACCATTCTTTGGAAAGGACAGCATGACAAAAATTTTCAGAATCTTGCATCAGGGTAAGGCAGGCATCATGATACTTGAAGGATTTAGTGGCACGGTTTTATTTGAAGATAAGCTGTCTGAATACCAGACACTACTTCAAATCAGCAACGCTACTAATGCACCAATAATAAAAGTGCCAGCAGGAAAGTTCTTCAAGATTGATGACAGTGGAAAACTTGGCATCATGATACTGGAAGGATTTTCAGGAGCAATCTTATTTGAAGATAAGTTTGGGGAATACCAAACACTGCTTCAGATTACTGGTGTGCCATCAGATGCTTACACAATACAAATCCCAAGCCAATAGCAGTTGCTCTTGTTTGGTCGGACAAGGGCTGACAAATTAACAAAAGGAGTATAAAAAACATGGAACTAATACTAGGCGCAATCATTGTGGTTATAGGTGCAATCTTCCGAAAGATTGTTGACCACTTTGGTGTTGAAATGGGCAAAGCCATCACATTGATTTTCTTCTTTGTGCTTTCAGGAATCTTTGCCTTTGTATATCAATCTGTTGACCAGTCATTTTGGATTGAAGCAGGAAAATTATTTGCTTACCAGATGACCATTTATCAGGTGATATTCAAGAACATCCTTCAACCCCTTTGGGATGAATGGATTAAATAAAAAATAAAAACATTCACTGCCTGAAAATCAAGCTGGGGGGAATTGCCAGCTTACACTGTGGAATGGATGAATAGGCTAAGCAATTTGTTTGACTGTGGGCAGAATGATTGGAAATCGTTATAAAACTTTTTCTAAAAATCGTGGCTGTGCTGATGGCAATACTAATCAGCATGTTACCACTACTAGCCAATGCTTACCCAAAACAAAATTCAAAAATTATTTTTGAAATACCAGAACAAACTGAGCAGATTTTATTGGCTGACAGTTATGTATCTGAACCTTTGCCACAAATGGATTTGGTTCAAGTTGAATCCAAATCAATTCCAACCATTAAGCCCAGAGCAGAAGCGGTTGTTGTGGCACAGAATCGTGCACCGCATACAGAGTGGCAAGAAGGACAATGGGCAGGGTGGTGTGTAGAATTTGCCAAAAAATACACTGGCAGATTCGGCACATGGGGTCATGGTGGAAGAAACCTGCCAATTACCCAAACACCACAGGTGGGTGCGGTAGTAGTCTTTAATTACATACATGTGGCTGTAATTAAAGATATACAAGGTGACACACTATTTCTGATTGAATCTAACTATCAAAGAAGAATGCGTGTTTCAACAAGAACAATTAGCATGCATGACCCAAGCATTAAGGGTTATTGGATGCCAAATTAGTGTGCTGGTGGTATCAGTCAACTTCGGTTGACTGCCATCACCAGTTTACTAACAAACTGGAAACAAAAACAAAATTGGGGGAATAAATAATGGCTAAGAAACCTGTTGAGGTCATTGAGCGTTTGTTACGCAAACGCAATGCAAGGTATAAGTTCAGGGAATTGGCGAAATTAGCAAAGTTGACTTTCAAAGCAACAGAGCAAGCTATTTCTGAACTTCGGCAAAAATATCCAAACTTGGTCTATGCCAAGTTTGATAAGACATACTATTTCAGTGATGTGGTGACACATTACAGCAACCAAACCGATTTGTCACAAGTGATGCCACTAGAAGGTTCATTCGGACTGGTTAGTGACACCCATTTGGGTTCAATCGGTGAAAGGCTGGACGTGCTGAAATGGGCTTATGATACATTCCAAGCCAAAGGCATCAAGCATGTGTTTCACACAGGTGATGTCACAGATGGTTGGGATGAATATAGGGGGCATATTAACTTCGTAAAGGTCTATGGTTCAGCACCACAGGCAATTCGTGTCATCAAATGTTACCCCAAGCGTGAAGGAATCACAACCTACATGATTGGTGGCAACCATGATGATGACAATAACAGAAGGTCTTTTGACCGTCTGTCTATGGTCACCAATGGGCTGGATTACGAAGGCAAGCACTATGAAGGAAGAAGTGACATGGTTTATCTGGGACAGTATAGTCACACGATTATTATGCCACAGGAAATTACCATGCACATGCTTCACCCAAGGGGTGGTGCAAGTTATGCTGTTTCTTACAAGCAACAGAAGCGGTCTGAAAATATGGACAAGAATCTAAGACCAGACATTCAAGTGTCAGGCCATTACCATACTTTCAACTATATCTGGCTTCAAGGAACACATTTCATTGCATCAATCGGTATGCAAGATGAAACTGAATTCTTCAAGCGTTTAGGATTACCAAGGGGTTTGGGCTTCCAAATTGTTCATTACAAAATCCAAGATGCTAGGCTAGTTTCACTTGCACCAGAGCTGTTTGTTGCAAAATGAGGTGATGCCATGAAGGAATTAGTGAAGTCTTTTGTGAAGTGGGTTCTGATTGTATTGACCACGCTGACAGTTATAGTGTGGTCAATCATTCTGTCAAAATTCTTGTGAGGTCAAACAATCTATGTGTTACGGTCTATGCCCAAAGTGTAAGAAGTTGATGGAACTGACTAGGCATCACATTCTGCCAAGAAGATTTTTTGGAAACAAAAAGAATTCACCAATCCTTCATCTGTGCAGAAAATGCCATGATGATATTGAATTGCTTTTGCCACAGGAAATCAAAATGACCAGAAGTGAGTATGTTGAAATCGCTGTTGACTTTCTTACACCTGACTCCAAAGAGGTGTAATTATGAAAAGAAAGAGAAAGAGGGTGAAAGAATGTGTCATCTACTGCGCATGCGAACAAGGTGTTTTTTTTAAGACATCTTTGGTTAACGAAGATGGCATCCCAGTTGCTTTCTATATTACCGAAGATGAATTCATTTACTTCAGGGGTTATTGCACGAAATGCGGAAAAGAAATTGAATTCAGATACTCAATTCTTGAAATGCTTTTTGACTGCCCCAAAGACCGCAAGGTCAACTAACCTGCCAAGCAAACTTTCCTGTTTGCTTAAACTTCCTACAGTTTTCCTCAATTAGCCAACCATTAAGGCATGAACTAACCTTCATGCCTTCCACACGGCTTGAAGTTTGAACTGCCAGTCAAAATTATTCACTGGCTTTGGTTCATTACCAAATCAAGCCCAAAAACCAAATCCTTCAACCCCATTAGTCAAAATAACTTTTGGGGTTGTAGGTTTTTATTTTGCAGAAAACCATTTTTTTGGGCTTATTTATGAGATAATAACCAACCTGTGCATAAGATACACTGGAAAAGGTTTGACAAAAGGTTTTATTTTTGTTATCATGTAATTAAGCAATTAAGGGCTATGCCCAATCTAAAAGGAAACAAAAATGAACAAAGAACAAACAATCGCATTTCTTAAAAAAGAAATTGCAAAACTGAATAAAATCATTGACCAAAAAATCTTGCTTGGCAAGAACTGGTCAGAAGAATCTAAAAAGCACAGACAACTGGTTGATAAAATCAGGAATCTAACAGATGGGAGTATTTATGCATAAATATGAACCAGAGGTGGAAACCGATTCCCCGAAGCCAAAACCAAAGCCCAAGAAAAAGGCAAGAACTAGACTAATCATCTATGGCACGCTGCTTAGCGTGCTTGCCATCACAGGACTTGCAGTGTTCGGACTTTATAAGGTCAATCAATTCTTTAATAAGTATGAATTCAAGTTCCAGAACCCAATCAAGATTGAAACACCAATTTGGATTGAACCAAGAATCAGCAAATCCAAGCCAGTTATCAAAGAAGCACATGCACAGGGGGTTGAGGTTGTGTCAGAAGCAGCTATTGTTTCCGCCCCTGCTGTGCCTGTGAAGCCACAGACCAGTGTTGAATCAAACTATGCTTTGTTTGACCAACTAACAGGTGGTCGCTATCAGATATTGAAGCGAATTGGTGAATGTGAAAGTGGTTTTCAGATGATCCCGAATAGGACAGGGGCTTCATCTGCTTATGGGATTTTCCAAATCCTAAAGGTGCATGATGCAAGGGCAGTGAAGATGGGTGTTTCAAGATTTACAGCAGAAGGCAACATCAGACTAGCAATGGCTTTGTTTGATGAACAAGGCACAACCCCTTGGGATGCAAGCAAGCATTGCTGGGGCAACAATTAACTTAGAAAGGCACTACAATGCACAGAATCAATCATAGCAAGCGTTTAGCTGTCAGGGTGATAGTCTTATCGTTTTTGACACTAGCGTTGCTTACAGTGGCATTTTTCGCTTTACAACGTGGTTTAGAAAAGCACGAAATCATAGAGTGCAACAAATGGGCAGAACAATCAAGACAGTATGAATTATGGTATGCCACAGATTGGCAGAAAAGTCAATGTTCACACTATGGCATCACAGTGGATTAGCTGTGGACAAATGTTCTTGGCTATGTTTTGAAAACAATTTATGATACAATCAATGGCTGTGGTCGGTCAGTCATAACAACAAGAAAGGAAAATAATAATTATGAATTCAAAATTATCATTATCAGCACTGGAAACTAAGGCATATAAGTTTATAGAAAAATATGTTGCAAAGAATGGGTTTTCCCCAACAAGACAAGAAATCGCAGATGGGCTTGGCATCAAAGCCAAACAGGCTAAAAGCAGAGTTCATCTACTCTTGGTGAACATGCAACACAAAGGCTATGTGAAACTACAGAAAGCTAAATGGCGAAACATTAAGCTAAGAAAGGCACTATAATGGCAAAAGAAAAAGAGGCAACCCCAATTGAGGTTGCCACAGAACAAAACACTGATAATCAAATTATACCACAAGAACAATCTACAATCCAAGACTACAACATTGATGGCTTCTTGGAAATGCGAAGTGAATTTATTGAAAAGGTGAACAAGACATTCGTTGAGGGCAGGGACTATCATGTCATCAAGAATAAAAAGTCAATGGCTAAGGGTGGTGCAGAAAAGATTGCATCAATCTTTGGATGGTCTGCAAGTTTTAGAAAAGACAGTGAAGCATTGGAAATGCTTGGTGATATGAAAGGCACTGTTGCTTTTGTTTGTTCACTTACAAAGCAAGGCAATTATATTGGCGAAGGTCGTGGTGCTTCCACCTTGTCTGCTAATAACAATGACCCAAATAAAACTTTGAAAATGGCACAGAAGTCAGCTTTTATTGATGCGGTGCTAAGGGCTTCAGGGCTTTCAGATTTCTTCACTCAAGACTTAGAAGATATGAACCCAGCACATATTAGTCAACCACAGAACAATCAATCAGCGTCAGTTGCCAGACCAGCTTCACAGAACAACAAAACACCGAAAGCAACTAAAAAGCAATTAACGCTAATCAACCGATTGATTAAGCAGAAAGGTGTTGAAGATAAAGTGACACCTGAAATTATTTCCAAGCTTACTATTGCATCAGCTTCAGCCTTAATTGAACGCATGAATCATTTACCAAACAAACCAAGACCACATGATAACCAAGAAGATGAATTGCCAGTGATTCAGATTGAAGAACAGTTTGATGAAAATGACAATGATCCAAACATAATTGCAGGGGTTAATGTTAAAGATATTCCATTTTAGAAGAAAGGATCAATATGTTAGAAAAGAAAAACAATAGTTATGGGTTGGGGCAACTAGATTGGACAATCAATGAAATCGTGAAAAAGTTTCCTGAATTTGGTGTCTATCAAAATGGCGGTAATTTCAACAATCCCAATCCGCTTTATTCAAGGCTTTACAATTTATTCCACGACACCCTATCGGACAATGAGATTTCCAAATTTAGGTGGTGGTGGCATCAGTGGACTGTTAAAAAAAATGAATCGTGTAAAAAAGAAATTGAACAATTCTTGGAAAATATAATTAACTCTAAAAACAATGACATCATTTCACAACAACCAAGCCCTCAAAGAGTCAATGGTTAAAGAGGTAGAAAAACATCGTAAAGCAGACCAAATTCTGCAAGGAACTTACGGAAAAGAAGACGGTAAATGGAAAGGGTGTGCTGTCGCCTGTTCTTTACGCTCCCTTGATAT